GGGACCTTATGGTATTAGTAAGTCTTATATTTGTATTTGGATTAGGATACATGTTCCGTGAAGGCGGAGGTAAGATACAAAATATTGTTATTGAAAAGCACAACACAAGATATGTTCGTAGTGCTACAATAATTGATGCAGTATACTTTTTAATACTATTGTTCTTCAAAGAAATAAACGATATACCTATGTCAACAACATGGGTGTTTGTTGGACTACTATGTGGACGTGAACTTGCTATGGCAACTATGACAGGCAAGGAAAAGTTCAAGACAGTATTTCCACTTGTAACTAAAGACTTCATTAAGATGATGATTGGCTTGGGTGCTTCTGTGGGAGTAGTGTTAACGATACACTATGTTATTGTTCCTAACGGTATAGGACTGTAATTCATAAAAATAGGGTGCCTTCAACAAGCACCCTATTTTATTGATCTTTAGATATTATCTTCTGTAGGTACTATTGATCCATTACCAAATAAATCAACAGCCTTCCAAGCAGAATACATTTTCCACTTAGGTACTGAAGGTTCAGCATCTACCATGCCATACCAGAAAACCATATCAGAGGCTTTCTTTGCTGACTTAACAAGTGCTTCGTCTTGTTTGTCTTGCATCTTGTGTCTGTATTGTCTAATTGTTTTGTACAGTAAATCATGTATGATGGCGCTACGTGCTACATCAAACGGTGCTATTAGCCACCACATTGCTCTTGGTACTGATGCTAAATCAGTAACAAATCCAGTAGGAACAGTTATTTTTGAACCTTTGAGTTTAACACCCACGCCTTTTAATGCTTTAAGTTCTAATTCTGTTAACTCTGGACAATCATATGACAAATCACGACCCAGTACCCATTTACGTGGCGGGTTGAACTCTGCCATGATTTTGTTATTAAAAGTTCCCATATTATACTCCCTCTTAGTTTATAAACCTTTTTGCAGTAATATTTATTTGTAATTGCCATAAATAGTAGTAAGGAAACTGAACACTATGAAAAAACGCACAAGATCAATCTTAGAAGAATTAAACAATCTACATAGAGATCGTGATAATGATTCGCTAATCGCTACTACAGGTACTAATATTATAGAAAGTGCAGTAAACTTGCTTTCACGTATTAACGAACAGTACTCAGAAGAAGAAGCATTAGACATTGAACGTAGATTCCTAAACTCAATTAGAACTGGCGATACTAAGAAATTTAGACGTGGTATCCAAAAAGTACAGGAAAGTAGAAAAAATGATTCTTAATGAAGGTGGTAACGTATTCAAAGACCAAGATGGTAAGCCTACTACTCAACGCATTCAACAAGCAGACGTAGACCCAACATTAAAGTGGATTGAGTCAATCACTGGTATGGACCATGTTAACATGAAGTTAGGTTCAACAGGAATTAAAAGTTCAAGTGGTGACTTAGATGTTGCAGTAGACAAAGACAAGTACGATAAGTCAGAAGTTGAAACAAAACTTATGCAGTGGGTACAAAAGAATCACCCAGACGATGAACCAAGACAGTGGGTAGCCAAGTCAGGTATCAACGTACACTTCAAAGCACCCATCAATGGTAAAGAAGGCAACGGATTTGTACAGTTAGATTTAATGTTTGGTGAGCCAGACTTTATGAAGTTCGCACTAAAAGGTTACGGTGACGATACAAAGTACAAAGGTGTACACAGAGCAATATTAATTTCAAGCATTGCAAAGTTTCATGGTTACAAGTTTAACAGTCAAACAGGACTTGTTGATAGAATTAATAATAAAACAGTTTCAAAAGACCCAGACGAGATTGCACAGTATCTTTTAGGCGACAATGCCAAAGGTGCAGACTTAGATAGTGTTGACTCTATTGTTAACAAAATTAAAAGTGATCCTAACTATGATGCAATGACGGCAGACGCTGTTAAGTATTTTGAGAAGGACGGATTAAAACTACCAGAAGCAGTTCAGTATGAAGGACGTGAATGGTTTAGAAACACATTGGATAAGTTAAATGAAGTTTAGTGAAATAAAAAAAGAAGCACCTGATACACAGGGCGGTTACAAAAAGCCTGCACAGTTTGATCCTAATGATATGGGGATTACAAAAGGTATTAAGAAAGTAGCCGGTGCCGCTAAGAAAAACTTTAACACAGGAAGAAACTTGGCCGCAGTTGGATCAGGTAAGAAAGATGCAAGTGTGCTTGGCCTGATTGGTGCAGTTAAAGATGCAGGTAGTGAAATCAAAGGAGCCGCCAAAGGTGCTTACTCTGAACCAGGAGCAGAGCCAGTAGACGGTGACTTGGCACAAACTAAAAAAGACAGACCAGATCAAAAGTTTCAAAAGAAACAAGACGGTGGAGATGCAAAACCACAACAACAAAAAGCACAGCCTAAGAAACGTGATCCTAAATTAGTTAGTGATCCTATTAGAGGCGTAGATGATTATACAAATGGTGCACAGTTTATTCACCCAGAGAACAGACTTTCATATCAATATGATGCAACAGATAAAGTATGGAGACCACAAACTACTGACCGAAGCATTAAGCCAATAGACCAAGTTAAAGGTAAAGACTTTTTTAACAAAGACAAGAACCGTACAAGAATGTTAGAAAGTTTAGATGCACGTATCCAACACATAGAAGATTTAATTTTCTTTAATGGTAGTGCAGGTGCAAAGAGAGCATTACAAAAAATTAGAGCAATGGCGGAGAAGACAGACAATGTACAAATCAAATGGGATGGATCTCCCGCAGTCATTTTTGGCCGCGATGAAAATGGAGAGTTTATACTCACAGACAAAGGAGGCTTTGTCGCAAAAGGATATGATGGAAAAGCAAAGAGTCCAGAAGCAGTTAACAAAATGTTCTTGGCCAGACCCGGAGCAAAGAATGATCCTAAAGGTTTTAAAGCATTAGGAGCCAACATGGCAAAGGCTTGGCCTATTATGGAAAAGGCTACACCTAAAAACTTTAAAGGTTACTTTAAAGGAGACATGCTATACTTCCATGAGCCACAACAAGAACAAAACATGTATCACTTCAAACCTAACATTGTACAATACACAGTTAAGACAGATAGTGATTTAGGTAAAGAGATTAATAAAAGTAAGATAGGGGTAGTAGTTCACAGAGTCATTGACGAAGATGGTAACGAACAACCATTCAACGACTTTGACATTATGGAGGGTACAGATTTACTTGTGATTCCTCCAGTAACAGTTTCAGAAACCGTAAAGGTTGATGAAAGTTCAATAGGGAAGTTAGAGAACATCATCTCAAGAAACAGTAGTGCTATTGACAGTTTCCTTGACAAAGCAAAACTTAAACAGATGCAAGTTACTGACTTCCCGAACATATTGTACACTTATGTAAACCAGAAAGTAGACTCCGGCTTAGAAAACTTAGGCCGTGACTTTATTAAATGGATAGGATCTTCTAAGGTTAGTGCAAACAAACAAAGAAAGATACAAGAGTACATTAGTGAGAACGTAAGTACATTCAGTGCTATATGGGATACCGTAAACGGCATCATGAATGTAAAAAATAACATCATTGATCAATTGAACAACCAAGATGCAGATGTAAAAGCAACCATTAACGGACAACCGGGTGGTGAAGGTTATGTTGTAACTGGTTCCAAGGGTGATATGAAACTTGTCAACCGAGGCAAGGGCGGGTTTACTCAAGCCAATAGATCGGTACAAAGATAATAGGAGCAAACAATGAAACTAAAAGAAATGTTAGATGACGTGAAAATGCACGAAATCGATGACGACATGAGAGACTTAGGACTTGGCGGTCCTGATATAGCAGACGATGATGATGCAGGCATGGATGCTGAATTCAAAAACACACCAATGATTATCCAAGTAGGCAAAGTACTTGACTCAAGAGGTAATCCAAACCCAGTAAAAACTTGTAAGACTGATGATGGTAAAGAAATGCCATGTAGTCCAGAACAAGCGGCAACAATTAAAATGTTGTTAACTACTGATAAAGTTAAACCTGCAATCAAACGTGAGTTTACAAAAGACGTACAGAATAGTGAAACACTTGGTATGCTTTTAAAAGCAGGTAGCAAAGACGATATGATTAGAGCATTCCTTGAGAAGTATGTTAAAGGTCAAGGAGACGCACCAGAGAGAAGTAACTACACCTAAGATGATGGATTTCTTAACAGAACTGCACGAAGCGAGAATGACTCGCGATAGCGGCAATCAACGTGTATTAAGTTACACAGATTGTTGTGAGCGACTATACCTTACTATGCTCGTCCTTGAGTTATTAAGAAGGTATCCTCAGTTTGCTCCAGTTGCTCACGGTTATGCTAAGAGAACAACAGACAGAGATAGTTACAAACACTTTAGAATGTATGCAACAGATTTATATAACTTTGCATACTTTGTACAAGGTGATGAAGAAGCATTAAACAAACTTAAAGATCCCAAAGCGGCAATGGCTATTCGTAGAAGAACTACATTGCCTGCAATGGCATTCAATAGATATTTGATGGCTATGTCAACAGGCAGGGTAACTTCTTTAAATGACCAAACAGTATTCTTAGGTATTGAAAGTGCTTTGAATATTGTAAACACAGACTACAAAGCAATACGTAGAAGTTTATTCAACTTCAATAGATTATCAACAGGCGACAAAAAGAAAATTGTTACACGTTTGTTGTATGCTTGTAGAGCAAAACTAAGAAGCAGTGACATCATTGAACACTTAGAAGCATTGGCGGCAGTTAGAGATCTTGAATCTGCTAAGGTTAGAGATCCAGAGCCAACTGTATCAATACCAGATGTAAGTGTTGACATAAAAGACTTAGGCTTCTATAGATTCTTACTTGGCACAAAGAATTTAATGCTTGCCAAGAAATTTATTGAGATGGCCGTTCAAGGTAAACCTATTCCTCCACAAATGGTTAGAGCATACATGCCTGCCATTAAAACTATAGATAATATAGTAAAAGGCGGTCCTGCATTCATTTCCATGCTAAAAGCACTGGAAAGACGTGCATTACAGAGCCAAACTTCCAAAAAAGACTAAATAATAGTAACAACTTCATAGAGTAATGAAGATGTCATTTAAGAGAAGAAGTATTTCTTTATTTTAACATAGGAGAAAAAAAATGGCTGGAATAGCACAAGGAAACGGCGGAATCGCTAAAGCAGGAAATGGTTTAGGTGGAAAAACAAGAATCATCAACCTTGCAAAAACTAACATGACACAAGCAGAATTAGATGCGGCGTTAACATATCTTGCGGCAGGTGATGTTGCTGGAACTAACGATGCACACACAATCGCTGGTGTATCTGTTTTAACTGAATCAGGTGTGTTCACAAGTGGAACTACTGATGCAGTACAAGTTGCACTTCAAGGAACTGGCGCATTTACTGCGGCGGCTGACTTTGGAACTGGTTCAACTGGAGTAACTTCAAGTTTACTTGCAGACTTTGACCAAAACCCTGCGTAATTAGTTTTTAACTAATACGAAGTTTAAAAGGGCTCAGTTTTTACTGGGCCCTTTTTTTATGACTATAAGTAATACTATGAAAGTCACGATCAGAACCCTAATAGATATTACGGAGACTCGTAAGTATAAACACAACGAGGCTGATAAACAGTTAATCAATCAACAAGCCAACTTCATGAGTTTCTTTAACTGTTTGAGTATGCGTTTCAATCCTTACTACGAAGTAAGTCCATTATGTTCTGAACAAGACGTAACTGGGGTTTTTGGTACAGACTTTACGGGTAAACATAAAGTTTGGGATTTTGAGTTTGATGTTGAAACAGCAGTTGCAGGAACAGATCTTAATACACTTAAAGATGATTTTGATTTAGTACCTGTGGTAGCGAACCTAACAGAATCGATAAATACTGATAACAAAGCATTTAGAACAAAGAGTAAGAAGAAGTGTAATATCATCTTTATCTTACCAGAGAATGCAGAGTAAAATCAGTATAAATATTATTATAATTTAGGCAAACATTACATCTCAATTAGGTACATAATAGGCCCCTTGCACGATAAACACGCAATGGAGAGAACAGATGGCAAGAGCCACAAGTTTAGAAAAAGAAAATTTAGAAGCACACGTAGACTTGTGCGAACAGAGATATAAATCCTTAGAAGGTCGTTTAGGTAAGATCGAAGAAAAGGTAGAACATATCCATTCGGACATACAAAACGGCAATAAGTCTATGATCAAAGTAATCGTTGGTGCTTCCGGAACTATTGTAGCAGGGCTCCTTTCTACAATAATCGTTATCCTTATCAACTTCAACTAATCCTTAAGACACTAAATACAAGTGTTATGTTAATAGAAGATATTATCGCACCTCTTGTAGAAAAACAGATATGGGCTCGTTCAGGTAAGAAAGTAGTCCGTAAGTATCGTTGTACCACAGGACATCGCAAAGGGCGTATTGTATCTAAGATAGGACAGTGCTTTGCCGCACCGAATATCAAAGCAAAGATACGCATGAAGAAAACAAGAGCCAGACTTGGTGCAAGAATGGCACGTAAGGCAAGAAGAACTAAACGTACTAATCCAGCAAGTATCAGAGTAAGAACTATGAACAGATCTGGAGCAGGGTTTAAAGTGCCTAACAAACGTATAGCAATTAAGAAGAGAAAGTAATGATTGTTAGTGAGATAATTACAGAAGGAGCGTTACAAATTGCAGGCCGACGTGGTGGTAAGATTGTGCGTAAATACAGATGTACAACAGGCTCACGTAAAGGACGTATTGTTGCAAAGCCAGAAACTTGTAACAAACCTAAAAGGGTACAAAGTTCGATTAACATAAAGAGAGCAAAGGCAAGACGTGGTAGTGCGATGAAGATTGCAACGGCACGTAGAAAAAGAGCAGGAGGTCAGTCACAACGCTTGGCAAGGATTAACAGGTCAGGCAGACGTAACCTGAAAAACATTAGACCTAAAACAAGAAGTAGAAAGAGATCAAGATAATGAGATACAACGAGATTCAACTTACTGAAGAACGTGCAAGAGAAATTCTTGCAAACAAGTATCCTCATTACACTCCAGAACAGATTGACGAGGCAGTCCCAGCAATGTTAGGTGCAGTCGCAGGAGCGGCAGGCAAGTTAGCAATGAAAGGTGCCGCGGCCGCAGGTAAGATGGCGGCTAAAGGTGCAGGAGCAGTTGCGAAGGCAGGTGCAAAAGGCATTGGCAGAGTAGGGCAGAAGATGGGACAGATGGCCGCGAAAGGTGCTAAAGGCGCCGCACAGAAACTTGCAACAAAGGCAGTGAATAAAGCACAAGGTATGGTTGCTAACAAGATGGCACAGGCAGTATTAAAACCCGGAAGTACTCTTCCGATGCCAGATGCACAAGGAAAACAACAAGACTTTGAAATAGACAGTGTTAAGGGCAATGAAGTAACACTGAAAAATCCAAAAGCCAAACCAGGCGAACCAATAAAAACAGTTCATGTTAAAAAAGATTTGGATCCAATTATCAAGCAAATGACAACTGGATAACCAATGAAAATTAACGAACTTTTACAGACTTTTACAATAGCATTAAGCAATGAGGAATCAGAAGTATTGAACCAAATGTCTAAAGGAGATGTTACTCCTATTCATGCTTACACTGAAAGAGAGCAATTCGTGATTGAATCTCTTATCAGAAAGGCTTTAGTAAGTAAAGTAGTTAAAAACGGTAGAATACTGGTTATGGCAAATGAAACATACAAACCCTAATATAACTAAACTCTTAAACGAGATAATGGATGCCGAACTGGCAGAGTATCCCGTACCATATAAAAAGGGTAATAGCATACGCATAAAGAATGTTGTCATGCGTAGAAACGGTAAAGGGTATCATGTATTCAATCTTGTAGACAAATCCCATGTAATCTTTACCCCGTCTAAGACTACTGCACTTGCAATCGCACATTGCACAGCACATGGGTTACACCATTCTGTATCTGATATTAAGCGTTTAGAGTCTAAATTGAGTAAATACTATAACGATGCTATATTTTATAAGTATACTGTAGAGCATAGTAAGGACGAAATACGTGCAGATTCGGCGCAAATGCGGTTTGAGATAGCAATGGACGAATGTATGCGTATCAGGGATCAAATTGAGAACTATCTTTTTGATAAATAAATATAGTTAAAAGGAACAAGCAATGAGAATAAGCCATTTTAATAAACCGATCACAGCAAAGAGCTTGAACGAAAGCCTTGATAAAAGATTCGGACAAACAGTAGACGTAGATAAGTTTTCAACTGATCAATTAATGGACGCAAGAAACAAATTGCGTACAGCATTACATGATATCGAAACTAACGAATCATTTGATGCAGTAGGTAACGAAGATTACCAAAAGAAAAGTATGTTCCTTAAAGTTATTAACCAGGCAATTGATGAAAGAGCACATATTGTAGAAGGCGATGTAGAAGCAGACAAAGCAATCACAGAAGGCGCTGAAGAAGAAGCAACACTTGTTATGGCCGCAAAGGACATGGTTGACAGAGTTACAGGCTGGATGGAAGACACAGCAGAAATGCAAACAGAATCAATGCTTGAAATAGGCGACAAGATTAGAGATGAAATGGGCAGTGAACAATCTGAATCATTCATAGGAACAGTTAAGCCAGCATTAGAACAATTATTCACAACACTTGAAACAACACGTGACGCATTAACAGGCGGCGTAGCCGTACTGACAGGCGAGGGTGCACCAGAAACAATGGGCGACGAAGCACCAGCAGAAGAAGATCCAGAAATGGAACCAACAGTAGACGCAGAAGCAGAAGCAGAAGCACCAGCAGAAGAAGGTGGTGATGAGTTTGCCGCGGCAGAGCCAGCAACAGGTGGCGAAGAAGACGCAGGTAGACCAGCAAGAGAAAGCATAGAGCGTTCACGTAGACTTGGTACTATACTTGGAGGTGCTGACTCAAAAAAAAAGTAATTGAGTCTGCTTCACCCAATCTAACGAAAATCTTAAATTTACTTGTAAAAAACAAAACTGAAAAAGTCTCTTGGGACGAACTTAACGGTTACATGGATAACATGGGCGGTGAGCAACATGACCAAGAGACTTTCAAAGCAGTTTACGACCAGGATCCAATAGTACAAGAACTTGTTGCAAGTTTTGATCCTGAAGGCATAACACTCAAAGGTGGCGAAGAACCACAACAACCTGCACAAGGCGATGACACAGTTGACCAAATGGCTCAAAGTGCTACTGCCAATGCAATGCAATAATCCACTTATAAAAAAACACTTGACTTTATAACGTAAGTACTATATAATGTACGCTACGACTAAAGGTAAGTAATGGAAAATTATAAAGAAGTTGCAGATCAATGGACTTGGCATTCTCTCTATCCTCAATATAGAGAGTTTGAAGTATTATTTGATAAAATTATTGCAGATGACGAAAGCACCGGCACTACAACTGTAGATGGCGAGCAGATCTATATTCCAAAAGATAATCAAGACTACCAAAGAATACAAGATAGATTCTTTCTATGGCTTGAACAGCAACTTGCATTTAAAAATATAACCGAATTCAAATGTATTGAATCTTGGATCATCTACTATCAAAAAGGTGGATACCAAGGACTTCATGTACATCAAGGAGATATGGATAAGAATACTTTTAGTGCCGTTATACACTTAGATGATGTTCCAATATATCATAATACAAAGAATAAGTTTAACGGTATGCTTTTTTCAATAATGCCAGAACCCAATGGATACCAACACCCACAACACTTTCCAAGTGTACAAGGAGGCATAGTATGCCTTGAAGGTAAAGTGTGGCACGGTGTGTATCCTACCGACAGTATTAGACGTACTGTCGTTTACGATATCGAATATAAGAGGAAATAATTTTGTCATTAATTACAGAACGCTATCAGTATAGCGAAATCAAAAAACAGTCTGTTGACGGTAAACGTTTGTATGCTTGTCCAGATGGTAATGCTGTCGCAAGTGTTACTACAATCTTAGATAAAACAAAAGACAAGTCAGGATTGATTGCATGGAAGAAACGTGTAGGAGAACAAAAGGCCAAAGAGATTGTTACTGAAGCGGCTGGTGTTGGTACACGTATGCACAAGTACCTTGAAGACTATATTGAACTTGCAGAATGGCCACAGCCAGGCAGTAATCCATATGCCCAACAGGCACATAAAATGGCAACAGTAATTAAAGAAGAAGCAATGACGCATGTAGATGAAGTATGGGGATCAGAGATTAACTTGTTTCATCCTAAGATCTATGCAGGAACTACAGACCTTGTAGGACAATACAAAGGACAGCCTGCTATTATGGACTTTAAACAAACTAACAAACCTAAGAAAGCAGAATGGGTAGAGGATTACTATTTGCAACTTGTAGCCTATGCCTTAGCACATAACGAAATATACGGTACAGATATTAAGGAAGGCCACGTATTCATGTGCAGTCGCGACTTACAGTATCAACAGTTCGATTTATTACCAGAAAACTTTGCAGAGTGGGAGCAAAAGTGGTGGGATCGTGTGTATATGTACTACGATAAGTTCGCTTGAAGTCGATAAATACTAATAACAATTTAGGAGTTAGTAAGTGGCTGTAGTTCAAATATCAAGAATTCAAATACGTAGAGGACGCAAAAACAGTGGTTCAGGAATACCTCAACTTGCAGGTGGTGAACTTGGCTGGGCAGTAGACTCACAAGAACTATACATTGGTAACGGCAGTGTTAGTGAAGGATCACCGGCAGTAGGTAATACAAAAGTATTAACTGAAAACGATAACCTTTTTACACTTGCAGATCAATACACTTATCAAGATGGCACAATCCAAACTGGTGCAACAGTTAGTGGACCAATCAAAAGAACACTTCAAAGCAGATTAGATGACATCGTTAGCATTAAGTCTTTCGGTGGAATAGGTGATGGTTCAGATCAAACTTCAACACTACAACGTGCTATTGATCAGTTGTTTATTAACACTGCTTCAAAAGGTACAACACAAAGTAGAGTTACACTTGTTTTAGAAGCAGGTACATATAACATTTCAAACTCAATTAAGATACCTCCACACGCAACTATCAAAGGTGCAGGTAGAAACAAAACATTTATTATACAGACAGGCAACTATCCTATCTTTACTACAGTGAACAGTAACAGTACACCAGGCAACTATGCTGATGACAGTACAAGTACATCACTTACACAAGCACAAGACATTACATTAGAAGGCATGACACTACAACACAACTTAGGAAGTTTCACAGGTATTGAACTTGTAAGTTGTAAGAACAGTGTGTTTAAGAACTTACAGATAAAAGGACCGTGGACATCAGGCATAGGTATTGTTGCGGCAAGTATTGGAGTTAGCATGGACAACCTAAGTACAGTTGTTGGTTGTTTCAATAACTTGTTTGATGATGTTAAGATTGATGGCTTTGCTCACGGTGTTAAGAGTGATGACGATGTATACGAAAATACATTTACAAATTGTTTGTTTGATCTTTTATCATACGGAGTATGGTTTGGAGAGAACACAATCGTAGGTGCTCAAGGACAATCAACAGGACCACAAAGAAACTTGTTTGAAAGTTCTACATTTAGTAACATTGATAGAAACGCAATCATTTTCCAAACAGGCAGATACAATGTAAGTTCAAATAACAAATTTTTAAATGTAGGTAACAACGGCGGTACAAGTACTGCGGCGGCTTACACTATTATCAATAGTGTACAGGAAGGCAACAAGACTTGTGGCGATTGGTTTAGCAGAACAAACGATCTTATGTTAGATACTGCTTTCCAAACTACACCTTACATTTCAGAAGTACAAGGACCAATCCATTCAGGATATAGTTTTAGTAATAAGATACAAACAATTCAACAGAACTCATTTGAAACTATCTTTAGACTACCAGGTGACTATACTCGTACATACATTATTGAATACCAATATAAGAGTAACCAAGTAGATGCTATGCGTCAAGGTATATTAGAAGTTATTGTTAACAAAAGCAATGACTCAGTAACATACAGTGACACATATGACTATAACGGAGATGCAGGAATTGCAGACAAGTTAGAGTTAAAAGCACAACTATTTGATATCAATTCTGATACTGTTAACGACACGTTAGCAATTAGAATGAAGAACACCGTGGTTAGTGAAAATGCCGACTTTACATACAAAGTATCAATTAAAAATTAAATAGTAACATAATGTTTTCAGAAGTATATGAGGATAGATTAATCAAATGGAAGGCACTCCGAGACACACTCGAAGCATCGAAAGATCCGTTACGTGATGTTGTAGAAGCCTACTCACATGCTCCGGTAGTACATAACAAGAGTATTAACATATGGGATAACCGAACTTGGCGTGGTCCATGGGAACTTATTCAGGAAAATGGTTACACAGAGACTTGCATTATTTTAGGAATATGTTATACTTTACAATTAACAGAACGGTTTTCCAAGAACCGTTTTGAGATACATATTATTACGGAAGTTGAAAAACAGGAAACCTTTATGCTCTTATCTATAGGACAAACTTTTATACAACCTATGGGCAAAAGCATAATACAACACAACGAAGCGCCAGGAAGTTGGGTACCACAAAAGGTATATCCAATGCCAGCTCTTCACTAAATATTTTTTTGCATAATGTAAGAAAGAAGAGGAAGTCGAATGTCAAATATTAACATAAAAAAGCGTGATGGTTCCAGCGAGCCATTAGATGTAAACAAGATCCACAAGGTAGTAGAATTTGCATGTGAAGGATTAACAGGCGTTAGTTCATCGCAAGTAGAAATGAGTTCACACATTCAGTTTTACGATGGTATGTCGTCAGACGAAATTCAAGAAATTATGATCAAGTCTGCAAATGATTTGATTAGTTTAGAAAATCCTAACTATCAATATGTGGCGTCACGTTTATTATTGTACGCAACATACAAAGATGTCTACGGCGAATTCGACAATGCTCCTCTTATGCAAATGATTAAGACAAACATCGACCGTGGTGTTTACGATCCAGACATCTTAGAACAATACTCAGAAGAAGAAATATTAACATTAGACAAATACATTAAACGTAACCGTGATGAGAACTTTACGTATGCAGGACTAAGACAAATTGTTGACAAGTACCTGTGTCAAGATAGAAGCAGTGGACAACTGTTTGAAACTCCTCAGCACATGTATATGATGATTGCCGCAACTTTGTTTGCAAATTATCCTAAAGCGGAAAGAATGTACTACGTAAGGAGATACTATGACGCGACCTCGCTTTTTAAAATCAACATACCGACCCCTGTTATGGCAGGCGTTCGAACTCCTGTTCGCCAGTTTGCTTCTTGTGTTCTTGTTGATAGTGATGATAGCCTCGATTCCATTTTTAGTAGTGACATGGCTATTGGACGTTACACGGCCCAAAGAGCAGGCATCGGAATTAATAGTGGAAGAATTAGAGCCATCAACTCAAAGATCAGAGGAGGAGAAGTAGCACACACAGGTGTTATTCCTTTCCTTAAAAAGTTTGAAAGTACTGTACGTTGTTGTACACAGAATGGTGTACGTGGCGGTAGTGCTACTGTCCATTTTCCATTGTGGCACAAAGAGATTGAAGACATCCTTGTACTAAAAAATAACAAAGGTACAGAGGACAACAGAGTACGTAAGTTAGATTATTCAATTCAACTTAATAAATTAATGTATGAAAGGTTTTTGGCTGGTAGCGAAATAAGTCTTTTCTCACCACACGATGTGCCAGGACTATACGAAGCATTCTATAGCGACCAACAAGAGTTTGAAAGACTTTATAAGTTAGCAGAAAAGGATCCTAAGGTTAAAAAGAAAACTATTCCAGCAATGGAACTGTTTAGTTCAATGTTAAAAGAACGTGCTGAAACAGGACGTATCTATCTTATGAACGTTGACCATGCTAATACACACAGTTCATTCAAAGACACAGTGTACATGAGTAACTTGTGTCAAGAGATTACATTGCCAACTAAACCATTGAAGCACATTGATGATGAGCAAGGTGAGATTGCATTGTGTATCCTTTCTGCAATTAACGTAGGTGTACTTAAAGAGTTAGATGACTTAGAAGAACTATGTGAACTTGCCGTTAGAGCATTAGATGAAATTATTGATTACCAAAGATATCCTGTGAAAGCGGCAGAAGTATCTACAAAAGCAAGACGTTCGTTAGGCGTAGGTTATATTGGACTTGCACACTACTTGGCTCGCGAAGGAGTTAAATACAACGACAAGAAAGCATTAACAAAAGTACACGAACTGTCAGAAGCATTTCAATACTACTTGTTAAAGGCTTCTAACAAACTTGCACAAGAGAAAGGTAAATGTGATTACTTTGATAGAACAAAATATGCTGATGGCTTTTTACCAATTGACCATTACAAAAAAGAACTTGATGAAGTATGTAACATTAAACTAAAGTATGATTGGGAAAATCTTAGATCACTTATCGCTGAGTCCGGCCTACGGCACTCAACTTTGTCCGCACAGATGCCATCGGAAAGCAGTTCCATTGTGTCGAATGCCACAAACGGTATTGAGCCACCTCGAGGATACTTGTCCGTTAAGAAAAGCAAGAAAGGGCCTCTTAAGCAGATTGTTCCACAATATACTACATTAAAGAATTACTACACACTACTTTGGGATATGCCAAGCAATGATGGTTATATCAATATAGTAGCAGTAATGCAGAAGTTTTTCGATCAAGCCATTAGTGGTAACTGGTCATATAATCCAACACACTTCGAAAACAATGAAGTACCTATGAGCATAATGTTTAAGGACTTATTGAACACATACAAGTACGGTTGGAAGACAAGTTATTATCAGAATACTTATGACTTTAAAGGTGCTGATGAAGTAGAAGAACCGAAAGAAGAGATAAGTACTCCACTTGTCAATGTAGAAGTTCCAAGAGACCAATTTAACGGTTCTGATGAAGAATACGAAGAATATTGCGACTCTTGTGCAATTTAATACTTGACAAACTTAAATAAAGATAGTAACATATACAAGTACATAGAGAGAGGTGCATAAAGCAAATGTCAAAGAAAACAGTGTTCAATAAGAACAAAGTAGATTTCACAAAGCAACACATGTTCTTTGGTGAGGATCAGAATACTCAGAGGTATGACGTATTCAAATACCCAGAATTTGATAAACTTAATCAGACAATGTTAAGTTATTTTTGGAGACCTGAGGAGGTTTCCCTTCAGAAGGATAGGGCGGACTATGCACAGTTTCGTCCAGAGCAAAAACATATCTTTACAAGTAACTTGAAATATCAAACGTTACTTGATAGTGTACAAGGAAGAGGACCATGTCTTGCTTTCTTGCCATATGTTTCTGTACCTGAATTAGAAAGTTGTGTTGTAGCATGGGACTTCTTTGAAACTATCCATAGTCGTTCATATACACATATTGTTAAGAACGTCTATCCTGATCCAGCAGAAGTGTTTGATACAATCTTAGATGATGAGAAAATTATCGAACGTGCTGAAAGTGTTACAAAAGAATACGATAAGTTTTATAATATCGCTACTGATTACTTTGAAAGAGGTAAAGGCGATTTATACGAAGTTAAGAAACAACTGTACAAAGCAATGATGACTGTAAACATCTTAGAAGGTTTACGTTTTTATGTTTCATTTGCATGTACGTTTGCATTTGGTGAACTTAAACTTATGGAAGGGTCTGCAAAGATCATTTCATTAATTGCAAGAGATGAAGCAACACACCTTAACCTTTCAACGCACATTCTAAAGCATTGGGCGAAAGGTGATGACGATCCAGACTTTGTTAAGATTGCAAAAGAATGTGAAGAAGATGTTTATCAGATGTGGAGAGATTGTGTTGACGAAGAAAAACGTTGGGCAGACTATTTGTTCAAAGACGGATCAATTATTGGTTTGAACGAGAACTTACTACATGCCTATGTAGAGTTTATTGCTAACAAGAGATTGAAAGCACTTGGTCTTAAAACAATTTACGATCGTCCACTTAACACTAATCCTTTACCTTGGACACAACATTGGTTGTCAAGTGCAGGATTACAAGTCGCACCACAAGAAACAGAAGTCGAGAGTTATCTAATTGGTGGAATTAAACAAGACGTAGAAAAAGATACGTTCAAAGGATTTACTCTATAACCAAAAGCAAAGGAAGTACAATGAGCAAACAACCAACAGTCGTTTATTCAAAACCATCTTGCCCTTCGTGTGTTAAAGCAAAGGCACTATTAGATAATTTGAATATTGAATACACAGTAAAAGAAGTCGGAACAGACTTAACCCGTGAGCAATTACTTGAAGAATTTGAAGTAAATGGTATGCCACAGCCAAGATCGGTACCGCAAATTATCCTTAACGGTAAGTATATAGGAGGCTATGAGGCTTTGGCTTCATATGTTGAAGAAACCGGAATGGAAGGAATTAAACAATAATGCTAATTGAAACACCATACAAAAAAGGAGATACTGTATCTATCAAACTCGTATCAGGAGAAGAGATAGTTGCTCGTATTGAATCTATTGGAGATGATGTTTACAAATTGCATAAGCCGTTAACACTGATGCAAGGTCCAAAAGGTCTTGTGTTAGGTTCCTTTATGATGACTGCTAATCCACTTGCAGATATTACACTACCAAGAACAAGTGTAATGGTTATTGCAGAGTGTGAGAAGGAGACACAGAAGAAGTATATTGAAGTAACCACAGGGATTAAAACATTATCATGAGCAACAAATTAATTTTAATCGATATTGACGGTACAGTCTTAGACTGGAAGAACAGTTTCTTACAATTCATGGCTTTGGAAAATATTGTTGAAGTAGACAATACAAAATACAAAGTTACTGAATGGATGCAAGAACGACATGGTAAAGAGATAAGTGTAGAACAAGGCAAGTTCTTAATCGAGTATTTCAACAGAAGTGCTTGGATCGCTTTCTTGGAACCATTGAGAGACAGTGTAGAGGTTATGAAAGCACTTAAAGAAAAAGGCTATGAATTTAAGGCTATCACATCATTACACACGGACAGGCCTGCACAAGCACTACGCAGAATGAACTGCGAAGATGTGTTTGGTAAAGGCACTATTTCCGACATTACCTTTTTGCCTACGGGTGCTGACAAAGATGAAGCACTTGCAAAGTACGAAGGTTCAGGGGCCTGGTGGATAGAAGATAAGGTAGAAAATGCATTGGTCGGTAAACGACTTGGACTGAACCCTATCATCATCGAACACGAATATAATAAGAACGAATTCGTAGACGGTATTCCACTTGCAAAGTTCTGGAGCACCGTTTATAAACACATTACAGGAGAAAGATATGTCAACAATTCATGAGCAAATTATTGCTGAATATGAAAACTATTTAAAAGAGTCAGAGTCATTCGATACAAAGAATGTCAAAGCGGCGGCGGCAAGAGCAAGAAAAGCCTTAGGTAACATGGGTAAACTTGCAAAGTCAAGACGTGCTGAGATTCAAGAGAAGAAAAACGCTCTTTAATTTCTATAAACTTAATACAAGGAAACAGTACTTTTTTGTACTGTTTTCTTGATAAATAGATTCCTATAACTAAATATAAGTATAAATTAGAGGGTACTTAATAATATAATGAACAACGGAAATTTAAAATGGTATAATCCTGTAAAAGGATTTGGTTTCATTACGCCAAGTGGTGCAACCAAGGACATATTTGTCCATATTTCAGAATTCAAAAAAGCAGGCATAGTTGAGGACTCTATCGTTGAAGGTATGGCATTAACATACGACGAAGTAGAGTTCAGGGGCAAAACTGTCGCCGGCAATCTTAAAAAAGTCTAATCCTATGAAGTGTACTCAAGGCGATGTAGCCCACATCACTTTTTCCATACGACCACAAAATGTTGGCTTGATAGTAAAAGTAAAAGAGTATATAGGAAAGTTTGAAAAAGGCGAGCAATTCCAATTCAGAGGTATGCCTTGCCAATGCTTAATATCTGACCATTACTGGTGGATAGAAGCAGAAGACATCACAACATTACTTGGGCCAAGTCCCCAAGCCTACATAGCAGATAGTTGGTTAGAACCAATTAAACAGCCTAAAAAAGCAATAAAAGTTAAAAAAGAGGTTGACATCTTAGCCTAAAGATGTTTAAATAGTATTGTAACGTTGAAGCGTGGCGACAACGAACTGGACCCGGGTGCAATTCCCGGCACCTCCACCAATCACTTAAAACACATCACGGTGTGCTTTGAGGGGGTGATGTAGGATCGACAGGCGGATTAGGCATTGTGGAGTTACCGGTAGGCGATGACCGTAAATCAAGCAAAACTATAGACGCAAACGAAAACTTTGCTCTTGCCGCATAGTCTAACTATGTGACGGGGTTGGCAACTTACCTGGCAACAGAAAAGTTGCACTTAACAAAGCCGTCGGCAGAGAAGGACAATCAAATGAGAACAGGTATTTTAGCAGGAGCCTTTCTTATGGCTACCGTATCATCAGCACAGGCTGAGATTGCAGTAGTGCAAGACCATTACAAAACTGTTATTAACAAGCAACCATATGAAGTGCAAGTATGCACAGACAGACCAGTATCAGGGGACAAGTCAGGAGACATGTTAACTGGTGCAATCGTAGGTGGCATCATTGGTAATAACGTAACCAAAAATGTTGAGAATGGGGGAGCAGTTGGAGCCCTACTTGGAGGCATTATTGGACACAACAATAGTAAAGCCAAATCAGGAACTGCAAGGTTCTGTACTGTAGAAACACGTTATAACGAATCACAGGCTGAAGTGTATTCACACTCAACCGTCCGTTTTACACATAACGGTAGAAGTTACAGTTTACGTTTTACAAAGTAATATATAGGGGACAAGTGTTACGGTAGCACGGCTGGCTCCAACCCAGCAAGACAGGGTTCAATTCCTTGGTCCTCTGCCAATTCCGGTTGACTTTATTAACTAAAGAAAGTATAATAATAATATGAGAATAATAAATCTAACCGTGCCTTTTAATCATACCATTATATATGATTACTATTCGCCACGTGATGAAAGTTTAATTTGGAAAGAACTTAATGAATTAAGTCCTGTTCTTGCAGACAAGAGAGCAACAGGTGATCCACGAAGCAACGGAATGCTTGGATTAAGTTTGGATTGGTATTACAAAGATGACAGAACCAAAAGTCATACACTTCAAGCAAACAGATTAATTTATAGTATTACAGATGAACTAAAAGAAAATCCTTTTATGAAATATTTGGATATGGCTAATGAGGATTTAACACAGGTAAATTACTATCCAGATGGTAGTTCATATGCACATCATGCCGATCATGCAACAATTAGTGCAGTAACTACATTTTGGAAAGTACCCAAAGAATTTACAGGCGGAGAACTAAAGTTCCCAGAGTATGAATATACTCCGCACATGGATAACAATACTATTATTCTATTTCCAAGTTTTGAGCAACATGAAGTATCCACAGTTATTGGTAAAGGACGTTTTTCGATCAACCAATTCTACTTCATTAATCGTTGACAAACACCAAAATATATGTTACATTTATAATACAATTTTAACTTTGAGGTATTACTTATGACGATGCATCTTGAACGAGGACTTACAACACTTAATACTCGTAAGCCTAAGAAGAAAACAAAATTTACAAAAAAGCAAATAGAGAAGTGGACCTCGGAGTTAAAGAAACATAATAAACAAATGCGTAGGGTACATTGCCATCATATGCAAATGACACTTGATGACTATATAGATTATATCCACGGTCGTTACAAACGTAAGACAGAAACAGTTATGAGTACACCGTGGCATTATTCTGGACCACAGGTTCGCGAAACTGAACACATTCCATCATTATCATCTAAGGACAGTTTTGGTCCTGCAAAGAAGAAAGAACCAATGCACTATACAGGTGAACGTAAACTTGTAGGTATTGCTATGATGCACAAGTCAAACCTTGTGCCTGTGTTTGCAGACGATGATGACAAGAACGGACAAAAGGCCGCAACCGAATATGCACAAATGCGAAGGAACTAAATGGGAAAGACTGTAAAACACTTTTGGAATAGAGTACGGAAACCTGTACTCGTAATAATATTAATGATAGGAATTGGACTTGGTAGTTATGGAGCAGGTACTTTCTTTCCTAATTTTTGGGTAGAGAATAACATTATACAAAAAGCCAAGGCTTCATTTCAAAATGAATGGAAAGCATTTGGTTTTGTACAACCAAGCATTGAATACACAAACGATATTGAATTCATTAGTGGCGTAGGACGTTGTGTGGACTTTTTAAACATGACTATTGAACATGAACAACGTGTTCCTAAGATGATTATTATAGCAATGGCAGTTTTGGAAACTGGCTATGGCAAAAGTAGATTTGCAGTAGAAGGCAATAACTTATTTGGTTACAGGACGTGGGATCCAAAAGCACCACAAATGAAACCATTAGAATTACCTGACGCAGAGTTTGGTGTAAAGAAGTACAAAACCAAATGCGATAGCGTCAAAGATATGATTCGTAATGTAAACGAGTATCATGCATACGAAGAATATCGAGTTGAACGTGCAAAACAATTAGACTCAGGTAAGATAGACTTGGATAAACAAATTGATTTGTTGTCCGAGTGGAGTACAAACCCAGAATATACCAAACTTGTTAAAATGAAAGTTAATAAAATCAAGAACATTTTGGCTAAAAACAAATTGGCAAAATAGTGGTTGACTTTTTATATAGAGTTGTATATACTGTTAAGATAATGAATAGGCTAACAAGGAGACTAAAATGAAAACATTGGCAACATTGGCTGTAGCAACATTGATTGTTTCTGCCGCCGCAACACAGGCAAATGATAATCCAATTATCAAAGATGTTGAGAACGCAAAAGACTTTGCAGTTAACAACAAGGTATCACAGTTTGTTATTAACGAATATAACAAAACTGTTGAGTTCCAAAAAGATAGTTGGCAACAGGCTAAAGATCAAACGGCAAATAACAAAAAGCAAATCGTTGGTATCTTTGATAATATCAAAGGTGCTTTCACACACTATTTTGTTAAGGAAGGCAAGTAGATGAAAGGCGTATTAAAAAATGCAGTATTAGGCATTGCTCTCGTATCCATGTTGGGTGCTTGTAGTACAATGACTACTGTTTCCGAAAGAGACACTTATGCAGAACCTAAATGGTATGCAAAGTGTAAACAGATTGGATCAGAAGGAGGTTTCTTATTCTGGTTTGGTACTGACTATGTATATTCTTGTGGTAAAGGTGTGTCTTGGAATGACCAGGCGGCTGTAGCACAAGCAAAATCTTTCGCATACAAAGGCGTTGCTGAAAGAATACACAGTAATATAAAAGCATCTACGAAAGTAGATATCAAAGACAATGGCAAGGTTACACGAACTTATGTTGAGCACATTGTAGATAAAACTGCAATCAGTCGTCAACTCGAAGACGAGAAGTTTACTTTTAAGATGGGTGATCAATATCACACATTTATGAGAGTGAAGATGACTAAAGATGTATTTGAATCTTTAATCGCTCAAGCAAAAATGACAAAGAGTTAGACTATGTATAATATCTTTGTATATGCACTCGTAATCTGTTTTTTCATCATGCTTGGGGCCTGTAGTTCGGCACCCAAGAACTTGGCCAAGGCTCCTCAGTATTGTTATACTGACGAAACTATTGAGACCACAAACGGTGAAACAAGCAGTTCAACCAAAGTCGAATGTACTGATAGACCCAATCTAAAGAACAACATGATTGTGAAAACAGGCATTGCAGACAGTTGCAGGCCACACTATTACTATGTTACTATTGCAGGTAAGCAAGAACAAAGACGTGGCTTTGTATGTCGTAAACTTGATGAGAATGGAGAACATGGTGGTTGGGAGATTATTAATCCTAAGTTTATGTATTAGTTTAGCGGCCTGTGGCACAACTAAACGTACCTACGTAAGCGACTCTGTAGGCAGTAGTGCTAACACAAGTTACTCACCTAACACTTCATACATAAACATGGTAGCAAACTTTGCCAAATGGAAGGCATACAAACTTCCTGAAGGCGATCAGATGCTACAAGAACAAGCAGTATTCTTTGCATTAGACAATTTACAAGAAGGTGATGTCACCGAGTGGATTGGAGAAAGCAATTCAACACATGGTAAGGTCAGTGTAGTTATGACTTATCCGATGGGTGGAGGGTTTTGTAGAGTTTTACTTTCACAAATAAACTACAAACAAAAGGTTCGTAGTTTTAAGGAAACCGCATGTAAGAACGGAAGTTCGAAATGGCGCTTTGTTAGATAAAGTAGCATAAATGTTGTGGTTATAACTACGATAAATATTACGTTAAGGAGATAACTATGATATTCGGACTCATTACCTTTTTAACTGCATTAACAATTAGTGCAGTAGCAATATACTATTCCGTAGCAGGACTGGCGGCTATATTTGCCGCGGCCGTTATCCCTATTATTGTTATGGGTGTATCACTTGAAGTTGGTAAACTTGTAACGGCAGTATGGTTGCACAGGTATTGGAGCAAGGCTACCTGGTGGCTTAAGACTTATCTCTCCATTGCAGTATTCATTCTTATGTTTATTACAAGCATGGGTATCTTTGGTTTCTTATCTAAAGCACATATTGAACAAACAAGTATGTCGCAAGAACAAGTTGCTCTTATAGAAACACTTGACGACAAACAGAACAGAGCATCAGCAAAAATTACAAGATGGCAGTCAGAACTTGATCGCTTAATGAAGGGCGAAGATGTTAGAGTAGACAGCCTAATTGAAAAAGAACAAGTTGCACTCAAAGAACTGTATGCACAGATCAAAGACGAAAAAGATACAGCCAGAGAAGATGCAGACAAACAAATACAACTACAAAACGATAGATTAGAACAAGCCAAAATACGTAAAGAAGCAGACATTAAAGCGGCCAAGGATAGATTCGAAGGCAGTTTAGGTGGTGGTACAAAATACGATGAAGCAGTTGAAAAAGCAAAAGCAAACGAATTAAGTGTTGCCAGTTCAGCACAAAGAGAAATTAGAAAGATCAACGAGAATCTAACAACTGTACTTGCAGATATTGATGCCAAGTATGTAGACAGCATTAAAGCAATTAACGATAGAATACAAACGTTACGTAATCAAGCAAATACTAAGACAGTAGACATTGACAGTCGTGTAGAAGAACTTGAAAAGTTTATTGAATTAGAGCAAGTTAAGATTGATGAAGTACGTGAAGAAAAATTTGTTTACGAGAAAGAGTATCGTAAATTAGAAGCAGAAGTAGGTCCAATCAAATACATTGCAGAATTTATATACGGCGAAAATGCAGACAACAACTTACTTGAAGAAGCAGTACGTTGGGTAATTATTGTTATTATATTTGTATTTGACCCACTTGCAGTATTACTACTAATTGCATCACAATACACATTTAACTGGGCAAGAGAACAAAAGGGCGGAGGTAGTTTGCCCCCAAAGTCCGATCCAGATAATTCACCAACCAGTCCCACTCCTGGTTACACAGATGAAGAATGGGACCAAGCACATAGAGAAAATTACGAGTTTGATAGAGCAAAAGTAATCGATGCTAACGAACCACCTGAAATTGTTGAACCTGAAGAACCTAAAGAGAAAGAAAAGACTACTTCTGAACTCTTAATGGAAGGCTTCAAAGAAGAACAAGAACAACGTGCTATCGAAGAACAGAATGAAGAATGGGCCGATATGTATGCACAGGCAGACAATACTCTACCTAAAGATAGTGTTGCAGAGCAAATTGAAGATGAAACACTTAAAGAACTTTCTAACTTAGACAAATGGAACGAGTGGGTAGAGAAAGCAAATGAAGAAGCAGAAAAGAATCCAGAAGAGCCAAAGAAAGAACTTCCAGACACCAAGAACAGAATCTTTTACAGTGCAGAAGTAGAGGATCAAAAAAAAACTCCGGAAGGAATCAATTACATGAAAAAGGAAGGCAACAAGCAGGTCCGAAAGACCAGTACACCGAAGTCATAGAGCCTTACACTCAAAACGCAGAACAAGGCGATAAATCACTTTTCAAAGACATCCTTAAAAGACGCTAATAAGTACTTGCATGGGAAAAGAATTAAAAATGAATCTGATCACTGCTCCGGATACATTGCAAAATGATAATCCAAGCATACTTCTTGTTAACCCAAGTGACGTAGATAAAAACCAATTTAATGATATTGCAAAAGACTTTAAGAGTGATATCAATTTATATCTTTATCAAGAAGACGTACCAGAGGATACCGACCAGTGGCTAATTAATGCCGCTAATATAGTAGATCACATTTACGTGAACTTAGACAACTCAAAAAAAATTGAGTGGCTAAAAGGGTGGTTGTTGAAGTTTAACAAAACTTTTTACTTGACAAACACCGACCATATACCGTATAATATTATTAATGTTAACAAGGTGTATGATATGACCCAAGTAGCAGAAGGAGTAAAGTACTTTGAGGTATGATAAAGGCGAGAAGAAATATAAAGGATTACACGTTGAAGTTAGAAATGGGGACATTAATGGTGCCCTACGCAGATTCAAACGTAAGGTCAATGAGGACGGTGTGCTACTCACACTAAAGGATAAACAGGCTTATACAAAGCCAAGCGAGAAACGTAAGATGGCAAAGGCCGCAGGTCGAGCAAGACATCTTAAGAAGATCGCAAAAAGGAAAGAGGAATATGGCTATTGAATTAAAAGCAGACTTATGGTTCCCAAGTATCGTTTGGGCAACATTAGACTTAGGTGCAGACATTGCCTGGCTTAAACAGTATGCAGATCAAATGCGTAATGCAAACCCAGACGGTGTAAGGATTAGTAACTCCGGAGGTTGGCAAAGCAATAGCATTGAATGGCCTTTCTTTAATGATAAAACATGCCCACCTGAAATGATGAAGTTTCAAAAACAACTTGATGAAGCAGTTGGCATTGCAACTACACAAGCAGGCTTTCCGCCATTGCACATGAACAATATGTGGTTCAACATCAACGGACATAAGGATCATAACTTACTACATGACCATCAAGGAAGTTTGATCAGTGGCGTACTTTACACAAATGTAATTGACCCAGACAAGATGGGTAACATTGAATTCCATAGAGAAGATAGTGCAATACATTTTATTCCACCACTGGATAGATACAATCACTTTACAAGTACAAAGGGTTCCTATGCACCCAGAGACGGATTGCTATTGTTATTTCCAAGTTGGCTAAAGCATAGTGTAAACAGTAATATGAGTAAGAGTGAACGTTATAGTATAAGTTTCAACTATGGCGTTGGATCACCACAACACATGTGGCAACCAGAAAGACAAAAACCAGTTAGCGATGAAGAAAAGTAATTTATTTGAAACACCATTATGGCAAAGTAAGTTGCCCGATAGCATAGACACGTCTTGGCTTATAGACATGGCGTATGAAAAATATGCAATGGGTAAACTTAATGACTGTAATGGATTTCAAACATTTGACACTGAAGAAGAAATGAGTTTCGCTTTTCCCGTTCCTAAAGGTATACAATTACAAGAGTATCTTGATACTATGGTAAACAACGTTGCTAAAGAAATGGGACTACCAATGTGTAGTTTGTTGAACTACTGGTTAAACATTAATCCAACAGGTGCATATAACAATTTGCATAAGCATAGAAATGCTTTGCTTGTAGGTAATTTATATCTTAAGGTACCTGATGCTACCAGTGGAGGCATTGAGTTTGTACGTGATGATGACGCTGACTACTATGTTCCTACTGATGCAGAATACAATCCCATAGTAGGAACAAGACTTACTATGCAACCGCAAGAAAGAGATATTCTTGTATTCCCCGGCTGGCAACCTCACGCAGTCAAGACTAATAAATCATCTAACGATAGAGTGAGTCTATCATTTAACTACGGAGCAATTAAACAATGAGAATCGAACAAGATGTTAAGTTAGATTATAAAGACGTACTATTCAAACCTAAAAGGTCCAAGTTAGAAAGTAGACGTGATGTAGACTTGACTCGTACGTTCAAGTTTCATAATAGCGGAAACGAATGGACTGGTGTACCTATCATGTCAAGTAACATGGACGGCGTTGGTACATTTGAAATGGCTAAAGTATTACAAGAACACAAAATGATTACTGTTATGCGAAAGCACTATTCAGTAGATGACTGGAAAGAACAAAGTCAAGGTGTTAAGATGAAGTACCTAAGTGTTTGCACAGGTACAGGAGTTATTTGGGATAAAGATGCTCAAGACTATGCTACTATGAAAGCAGTCTTGGCAATGTATCCAGACATTAAATTTATTACAGTTGATGTTGCAAATGCTTATCATGAAAACTATGCAGACTTTATTGCACGTTTACGTGATGCATATCCAGACAAAACTATTATTGCTGGTAATGTTATTTCAGCAGAGATGACAGAAGAACTTATCATCAAAGGTGCTGACATTGTTAAGTGTGGTATTGGTCCAGGATCAGTATGTACTACACGACTAATGACAGGTGTTGGTGTTCCGCAACTATCAGGCATTATTGAATGTGCTGATGCGGCCAATGGTATTGGTGGACACATTATTGCTGATGGCGGTTGTGTGTATCCAGGAGATGTAAGTAAAGCCTTTGGAGCAGGTGCTCACTTTGTTATGCTTGGCGGTATGTTAGCAGGACACAAAGAAGGTGGTGGTAACATTATTACAAAACACACTGCAAATGGTGGTGCTTATAAAACACCTGAAGGAACATACGTTCCGTTTTATGAAGAACAAAACTTTGTTGAGTTCTATGGTATGAGTTCAGATGCGGCAATGGCAACACATGGTACACGTAAAGATGGATACCGTGGAGCAGAAGGTAAACTTGTTTCTATTCCTTACAAAGGCGAAGTAGAAGCAACACTTACAGAAGTGTTAGGTGGTGTAAGATCTACTTGCACATACATTGGTGCTAAACGTATTAAGGACATGCCAAAGTGTACAACATTCGTAAGATGTACACAACAAGTTAATCAAGTGTTCAATCAGTATAATGCATGATCTTAGATAAGATTAAAGAACGTGGTGAAGAAATGGCTCCTTTGGAGGGGCATGACAGACTGCAATATCTTATAGACATAGCAAGACAAGTCGAACCTTTAGACGACAGTGAAAAAATAGACGATAACAAAATCAGAGGTTGTGCAAGTAATTTGTGGGTAGTAGGCAAAGTAAATGAAGATGGTACAATGTCGTACAAGCACGATGCAGATGCATGGATTACAAAAGGTACTGCTAAGGTATTGGTAGACTTGCTAAACGGTGAACACAAAAACCATATAGCACAACTAACATTAGAAAGTTTTGAAGGACTTGGTATTAGAAATCTACTTACAATGCAAAGACAAGTTGGGTTTGGCAGTTTGGTAGAACGCATGATAGAAATAGCAAAAATCGGTAAACAAAACACTTGATTTTTCCGTCAAAATTGCGTATAATTTTAATTACAATGATAAATAATTGTGTAAGATGCTTGATAGGTCTTACGTATATAAACTTGCTTAATAAAGGAGGACAAGACAATGACAAACAAATCCCTATCAATTTTTAACCAACTAAGACCCGTAACAGTAGGTTTCGACCCTATTTTCGATAGATTCGAATCTATGATGAATGACGAGTTCTTTCAAGTACCAACAACTAATTACCCACCTTACAATATTGTAAGAACAGGTGATTACACATATGATATCGAACTTGCACTTGCAGGCTTCGGTAAAGATGACATCGACGTAAAATACGAAGATGGCGTTGTTACAGTCAAATCAGTACACGATACTGAAAACAAAGACGAAAAGGACGGAGTACAATACAGAGGTATTAGCAAAAGACACTTTACAAAGTCTTTTACTATTGCTGATGACGTAGTAGTACAGGGTGCTGAGTTGAAAGATGGATTGCTTAAAATTAGCATGGAAAGAATCATTCCAGACGCTAAAAAGGCACGTTCAATCGAAGTTAAGTAACCTAAGGATTTGCAGTCGGCTTTAGGGTCGACTGCAAACACACTTAATAAATACTTAAGGAGACAGTATGAGTACAGCAGTAGACATCGACGAAAAGATTGAACAGGTTATCACAACCCCCGATCGCTACAAAGTTATTTTATTAAATGATGATCACACCCCAATGGATTTCGTTATAGAGATCCTAACAACTATTTTCAAACACACACCTGAAGTTGCACGTGACCTAACAATGAAAGTGCATCAAGAAGGAAGTGCAGTATGTGGAGTTTACAGTTTTGAACTTGCAGAACAAAAAAGCATTGAAGCAACTACTTTGAGTCGTAATGCTGGTTTCCCTTTACAAATTAGAATAGAGAAGGATTAAATGAGTCTAAAGGAACTAACTTACGAGCATCATAGAAATGCTGAACGCCAAGGTTTTGTCAAAGTTTTAATGGGTGGCAAAATCGATCCAAAACTTTACGCAACGTTTTTATATAACCAATACGTAAACTATAACATTTTAGAAACCATTGCAATGGCAGAAGGCGTGTTAGACGACTTACCAGACATTAGACGAGCACCAAAGATTCTTGATGACTATACAGAACTTTGGAACGACTTAGAAAATCCACCGAAGTTATTACCAAGCAGTAAATTATATGCTGATCATATAATGAGCATCAGAGATAATGCACAAGCACTTATGGCACACGTTTATACAAGACACATGGGTGACTTGAGTGGCGGACAAATGATACGTAAAAAGATTCCTGGCAAAGGAACTATGTATGATTTCAAAGACCCAGATGGACTGAAGACTGCAATCAGAGAGCGTCTAAATGATGACATGGCTCCTGAAGCAAGAATATGTTTCCAGTTCGCAACAGATTTATTTAAAGAGATGCAAGATGAAGTTAAGTGAAGTACCTGAATTTAAGATATTAGCAAAAGAACAAGAAGAAGACACCCTTAAAAATCAAATAAAATTATTACAAGAACAAGTAATAGAACTTGAGAAAAAAGTAACATGGTTGGAGAAGACCACAAGCAGAAAGGTGAAGTAGATGCTTTGGGATAAACTAATCAATTGCAAAGATGAAATCATACAAATTTTTGACGAACAGGCTAAAGAAATTAATGAGCCTGGACTGGACTATTTTAATCGTCCTGATGGCGGCTGGATTAATAGGGTATGGGCAAATGATAATATTAGACGAGCTCACATTGATGTTGTAGACGCTCGTGAGTCTAAAGGCTTATGGATGATGCATGTATGTATTTTTCCTACGTTAGATAATCCTGCACCCATATACGGCTTTGATGTTATTGCAGGTAAGAATAAGATAACAGGAGCCTTCCACGATTTTAGTCCAAGTGCTGATCCAGACCATCCTATGGTAGATGGATACAGAGAAAGTGTAGAACACTTTGTTCCAGAGAAGCAACGTGAACTTCCTGAATGGGCAAGAAACATTTTTACAGATAAAATGTTAGCCGCAGGCAATGTCCGTACAGACGAAGAAGCAGATGAAATTATTCGTATTGCATTAAGTAACCTACGTGCATACTTTGACGAAGTAGGTTTAACTAAAGGTGAAGGGCAAACAGATCTTGTACAAGCATCACAAGATTACTACTGCCATAACCAGCAACAGAATCCCCACACACCACGTGTTATGAAGTCTTTAGGGTTGAATGAAGCAGATGTAGACAAGTTCTGCACAGATATGCTATTCCCTAAACTCGCATAAATACGTGTACAATGAGATACGTTCAGTTTAAAATAGTAGAAATGGCCGCATTGTCCAAGTCGGACGATGTAAAGTATGTGCCGTTTGTACAACAAATGTTAGATAAAGCCCCTGAACCTATTAGAATAGGTAAGTCCGGAGATAAAGTTCTAATCCCAAACAAAGGTCAAAAAGTAACAGATAGAAACGATCCTATCTACGGTCAAGTTGATGGTGAAGATGTTACTAATGTTAAAGTAATGCATGTATGGAAAACACCTGCTATGAAGGCAGGAGTTAAAGGCCAAGAAGTAGATGACACAGGTGCTGTAGATAAAATTGAAAACAAAGGCGAAGTTGTAGAAGGAATACTTGGTGCCGCAACTCACGCAAGGTTATCTAAAGGAGATGAAATTACTCCAGAAGAAGTATATACAACTATCGGAAAAATGAAACACGGTAAAGTCCAAGGCACATTAAGTGAAAAAGCAAAAGATTTAAAAAACAATAAAATTACAGATTTATTTGAATTAAGCATTTCTCTAAAAGAAAGAGCATATCAAGACTTTATGCAACCTGATAAGTTACGTAAACATATGGCTCCAAGAGTAAATGCAGTAACGGCTTATGTAAATGATGCCGTAAGAAGATATAGTAAGTTTTTCCTTGAGAATGGAAGATCAGATAAAGTCGAAGTTGTCAGTGATGGTGTAAGTAACGAAGTAGGATCTAAAACAGATGTACAAATGATTTACACAGACGCTAAAGGTAAGAGAGTTGTAAAACATTTTGACCTTAGTGTAAAAACTGGAGACGTTGGTCAGTTTGGTCAAAAGGGCGGAGGAAAAGGAACAGCAAGTCTTGATGAAAGATTTGATTTAATGCAAGATATGTACAACAAATTTGGTTTAGATATTTCAGGTGTTAAAAGTAAGTTTGTTGAAAAGGAAGACATTGTATCTGCATATAAAGAAGCATACTCACATGCCGCCGATGTACTTGACAAAAAATTAAAAGGTGCAAACTTACAAAAAGAGTCTGAAGTACTAAGACAATTAATTACAGGACTGAAATTCTTTGGAACCTTAGGTGACGATAGAATAAGACTTGTAGACTTTTCAGACAAAGGTTACTATGTTTTAGATTTCAAAAGACTATCTAAATTATATCTAAACGCAGACATTGATTTAGGTGCAAGAGTAGAATACAGTAAAAGAGATAAAGGTGTTGGCAAACCAACTCTTGTAATTTACAACAAGTTAGAACCAAAGAAAACTAAACAGAAACTATTCCAAGTTAGAATGTACATGGACGATACAGGTTATGTACGTAACTATATTGAAAAAGGTAGTTTACTGAAAGTACTAACTAAAGTACGTGGCAATTACTAAATCCGATAAATAAGACGGGTTAGAAGTACTACCTAAAATATCCAAACACACAGATACCACAATTAACAAAATGCACGAACAGAGTGCATAATTATTATGAAGGCACTCAAGGTGTCTTTTTTATTGCAATAGAATAGATAAGGAAAAATAAGAAAATGAATAAACTAATGATTAGTTTAGCCCTTCTTGTTGGTTTAGCGACTACACAAGTTTTGGCAGACGACAAGACTCTGGAACAAAGAGTTACAGATCTTGAAAACAGTGGAATTGATTTACCTAACGGTATGTTTATATCAGGTGAGATCGAAGGCTACTACAACGACAAGTTATTTGATAGTGGTTGGGAAGCCAGATCAGAATTACAAGTTGGATTCGACGTAACGTTACCAGACAACGATTTAAATATCGACTATGCTGGTGCAAGTATGACTTATGATAGTGACTACTCTTTAGACTCTACAAAAGACAATACTATGGTTGAAAAACAACTTGGACTTGGTAATGACTTTGCAACAATCTACTTAGGTGAAACAGACGCACAACGTTTGGGTTTTGCCAAGACTGCAAAAATTGGTGCTCCAATCATTATTACTGAAAAAAGTAATAGATTAGATCATAACAATAAAACAGTTATTACACTTGGTGGCTTTGAGCGTGATTCAGAGTTTGACTTTGATACATATAGACTTAAGAAAGAACAGCCATACGGTTTTGTATTAGGCTATGATGCCAACGAACAATCAACTTATGCAAGTGCAACAGTAAGCCTAATGGGTTATGCTGATGTATCATATATGATGATTGATACAAAAGCAGATGGTAGTGCAAACTATACTGTAGACACAACGCAAGAAGGTTACTCCATTGGTGGCTCACTATTTAGATTTGGTGTTCCAATGACTTGGGGTGCTGAGATGTGGGACGACAAGGACACAGGTCTTGCAAGTGATAATAGAATTGACGTAGGTGCAATGTATTTTGTAAATGAGTCAGTGTATGTTACTGCACATAGAACTGAGAATGATGACTTAGGCTATGATGGTAATTACTATGGTGTTGTTTATAACGTAGTAGCAGACCGTGATCCTACTAAACGTGCTGACAAACAGGACGGCTTAGAAGTAGGTCTTTACTTCCACGATAAAGCAGGTACATCAACTATGACAGGTGTTGACTATGCTTCAACTGAACAAATCGTAGGTTCAATTAGATATAAATTCTAAATCAAAATAATATAGGGGACCTTAGGGTCCTCTATACTAACCAAAATATAATCAAGAAATAAGTTAGATAATGCAGTATTTGGTCCAATGCATTTAGCAACCAAAACTGACGATCGTTATTAGTCCACCCATTTTTATTACGGATTGTAGTTTTAGCATAGTCTATATTCCAGTGCAAAAACCAGTCGATTAAACCGCCTAAGAGCGCCGTGTGTGGGTCTACAAAGAATAATAGTACAATGACAGTGCCTACTCCGTGTGGCACATAATGACCTAAATGTCCTAAGGATCCAAAGTAATTTGCCTTACCTTTTCCGGCTGGATAAGATAATGGTTGAAGTCCCAAATCGATTATGCTATGCTTAATGAGCAACCAAAGTAACGGTTCCATAATCATATTTAGCCGATAAATACATATATAACAACAGGAGGGCACAAATGGACTTTATGGCATTTGTGGGTGAAGTTGGATTTCCTATCGCAGGGGCAATAGCGGCAGGCTTTTTTGTTTTCACCACATTAAAATTTATACTTGCTTCAGTAACTGGTTCAGTCCAAGGGTTGAAAGCAATTATACAATCATTAGACAACAGAGTACAAACTATGAACAATGATCTTGTTAAGATTGATACACTGTTAAGTTACGCACTCGGCGTGAAGCCTAATGTAGATAGACTTGCCGCAAATGAAGGCAAGGAAGACGCAAGGAGAGATTAAATGCTTTGGTTAGATTATACTGTAGAGAGTTTTCCGGATGGAAGTTTTACTGTTAAAGGTGACTGGGACGGTGAAGTTATGGGAAAACAAAAAGATGGCAGTTTGAAAGAACATGCTATCTACAAACCCGGTGACAAGTTTGTTGTTGACAACAACGGTATTTTAAGGAAAGTAGAAGCATGAAGAATTTTTATAGAACAGTAACAGGACATAAACCAACTGATGTGTTCTTACAAAAACAAGGCGTATGGTACGACAGCGATTTAATTAAAGCAGGGTTACTTGCATTGATCGTTGGTATTGCTGTAGGCTTTATGTTAGGCTTTGGTGTAGGAGCACCAGACCTAAGTGGGTTTACGCCCACAGGAATAAAAGGATAAATGACAGAATTAGCAACCGTAATTAAAGACTTTGGGTTTCCGATTGTTGCGGCAGTCGGCATGGGTTACTTTGTGTTCTACGTATGGAAGTGGGTAACAACAGAAATTAAACCTGTGCTTGGACAAGCCAACACAACTCTAATAGCATTAATTGATCGTATTCGTATGTTAGATAACGATATGATTAGATTAAATCAAAAATTAAATATGGTTCTTGAGCATCAAGCAAAAGAACGCAAAGAAGAACAAGATAATAAGAAAAAGTCTACTTCGAAGTAGCAATCATTATACCATTCCAATCTTTAGGTAGGTCTTGTGTTTTTTGGAACTCACAACGTTCAATCCACATCTTATAATAGCCTTCCATCTTGCCATCAAAGTGTCTCATTAGTTTTTCACAGATCCATATTGCTTCATCAAACTTCTGGGCTCTGTATGCTTTGTGCATGTCTTGGTGCATTTTTTGACTCTTGCGATCTGAATTGTTATTCATACCATCAAGCACTGTCCATATAACAATACCAACGCTCTTACCTTTTACCTGTAGTTCATCTACCTTTAAGTAAAAGAAGTCGTCCTTGGTTTGCTGATACGTAGCATCACCTACTAAGAGGAGACATCCGTATTCTTTACATTTTGATTCGATTCTTGCGGCGGTGCTGACTGCGTCTCCGAGTACATCGTAAGAATGTCTTGCGGTGCTACCCATTTCTCCAAGATAGCCAAGTCCTGTATTGATGCCTGCTCCCATGCCAATTGGCGGCCTGCCTTCTGCTGTGATTTTTTCATTAAATTTCTCCACTGCTGTTAACATATTTAATCCTGTGCGAACTGCTGTCTTAGGGTGTTCAGGATCATCTATTGGTGCATTATGTATATGCATACTTGCATCGCCAATGTACTTAATAATCATACCATCAGCATCAAGTACAGGTTGCGTAATTGCGTCCATGTAGCCATTCATAATTTTAGTTAGGCCCTTAACATCATCGCCGAATGATTCGCCTAATGGTGTAAAGCCACGTAAGTCTGAAAATAGAATACTAACTTCTTTCTTCATACCTTCTTTGATTAGTGCAGGATTCTCCTGTAGCAAACGTACTACCGTTGGTGATGCATATCCTGCGAACTGTTTCTTAATTGCTTGTTTCTCAAAGAACTCCTTTGCAAATCTATTAAACACTGCATGGAAGCCTACAAGCACAACTACAAACACTGGCCAACTCCAATCCCATAGTTGTAAATGCTTGGTAAAAGCGTAGTAAGCACCGTACATAGCGCCTGCCGGTACAGCAACTACTACTGCCCCTACAAGCCAATAAGGTGTTTTAAGAGCCATTAAGATAATGATAAGTCCAAGTAATATTGCTGTTGCCCACTCTAAGAACGTAGCATAGTCCATTCTAACAATAGTATCGCCGTTGATAATTGTTTGCAATGCTGTTGCAGTTAGCATATGAGAATAACGTTCTCCGTTAGGTGTAGCAATGATACTGTTGAGTCCTTCTGCTGTTGGACTTATAATAACTGTCTTGCCTGCAAATACTGTATAATCTTTTTCTGTTAGGCTGTACGTTTCAAACTCTTTGTTCCAACGTAACCATATGCGTCCATTTGCGTCTGTTTGTATTGTTGCGTACTTAGGAATACGCATAGCAGTTATGCCACCTTGTTGTGTCTTAACTTGATAACTTGGATCTCCTACAGCAACTCTAATAGTTTCAATTGCCATAGCAGGATATGTTTCATCTCCTACACGTAGTATAAGTGGCATTCTACGTACAACACCATCTATCTCTGGTACAGTGTTTACAACACCAACACCGTCTGCATTTAAACCTAATAACTCAATTGGTCCTAACATACCTGGCCATTCAAACAACCAAGGCATAGGATCTCCTATCTTAGCAACACCTCTTGGTACAGCATTTTTATTAGCCTGTGTTGTACCTACCTGTGCTATAATAACAGCATTACCGGCTATTGCTTGTGCAAGATCCATGTCTCCACCAAGTCTATCTTCTTCTGAGAACAATATAGGCAGTACAATAACACCTGCACCTGACTCACGTAACTTCCATATGATGTCTGCAAGTACAGTTCTTTTCCAAGGCCACTGTCCGTACTGTTCCATAGACTTCTCATCTATCTCAAGTATGGCAATATCCTCACTTAAAACTGGTGTATCGTACTGTTGAATTACATCAAATGATTTTAGTCGTAATAACTGTTTAACGTATGGGTCTGAATATCCGTAGATAGTAAGAACTGCAAGTGTGATTAAGGCAGTTGCCCAATGAGTTAAGTATTTCATATACATATTTATAGTATAATTTAATTACTCAAACCGTCAAATTTCCAACATTTAAACGGTACAAATTATTTCGACCGTCAAAATTTTGTACCTGGTGAATTTGTGGCCGAGATACGGTAAATAATACTGGAGGGCAATTAATGCTAAAACTGACTCAACTGAGAGTAGTTCTTATAGTGGGATTACTCAACCTAATCGGATCACCTCATACTGTAGCGAGTGAGTTGGTTCATGAATTTAAAAATCCGTCCTTTTCAGGACAGGGTTATTCCAACCACGTACTTTCTATAGAACAACTACAGTTCCAACGTAAGAAAGAAGCACAGGAAAAAGCGGATGCCGATGCGGCTAAGGCAAAACGTGAAGCAGAGTCCACAACTCTTGCGAAGTTTCTCAATAACGTGGAGTCGAGAATTTACGCACAGTTAAGTAAACAGTTGGTAGACAATATGTTTACTGAAGATGGTTCAGACTCAGGCACAGCAACCATTGAAGGCGCAAGTATATACTGGATCAAAGATGCAACAAGTGATACTATCACTGTTCAGATTACAGAAGATGACGGGACCTTTACCGAGATAGTAGTGCCATTAAGCGGATTTGGATTTTAAGAAAAGATGTTAAAAATATTAACTTTAGCGATAGGTGTGATTTTACTGACAGGTTGTGCGACAACTATGCCTTCCAGTATGATTGAAAATCCTAAAGTTGTAAGAAGTCCAATAGAAAGCATTTTAAAGAATGTTCCTGAACTTGACGGTCCTAAAATTACAATAGCAATTTATAATTTTACAGACAAGACAGGACAACGTAAACCCAGTGAAAGTTTTTCACAATTAAGTTCAGCAGTTACTCAAGGTGCTGAGGTTTGGGTTATTAGTGGATTGCAGGAAGTAGGTAATGGGACTTACTTTACTGTTTTAGAAAGAGTAGGCTTAGAAAATTTAGTAAAAGAAAGGCAATTAATTAGATCAACAAGGGAGTTATATGAAGGCAAAGATGGAAAGAATAGGTTAAAACCTATGAAGTTTGCAGGGTTACTATTAGAAGGCGGTGTCATTGGTTACGATTCTAATATAACGAGTGGCGGTGCTGGCGCAAGATACTTTGGTATAGGTGCCAACACGCAATATCGAACAGACAAAGTAACTGTTGCAATGCGTATCGTGAGTGTACAGACTGGTGAAGTGTTATTGAGTGTGGCGACTGAAAAAACGATTGCATCATATGCGTCCGGAGCGGACGTTTTTAGGTTCCTTGATTTAGGTACTAAGGCTTTAGAAATAGAAGCCGGTGCCGCAGTCAATGAGCCGACCAATTACGCAGTTCGAGCGGCTATCGAAGCCGCAATAGTGGAATTGGTGACCAGTGGGGAAGCAAGTGGTCTTTGGAAATTTAAGCATAAGCCAAATTCAAAAGACATTGTCCTGAAGGGTGGAATAGTACATGAAGAGGGTACTTCTACCGAGGTTAATGTTGATATGGCTGTGCCACATCTCCGACCGTTACCAGACGTTGAGGCGTTTAAAAAGTGGCCGGGTCAGACCTTGTATTGTTCAGAGGGTAATTTATGCATACCATCCGAGGTAGCAGTAGAACAATACAAGTATGAAAGATTGCGACAAGAAAATAAACAAACAAATGAGGGAGAAAACAATGAATAAATCGTTTTCAATTAGAAGTATCCTTTTTGTTGCTATGTTGTTCTTTTTGTCACCAGTACAAGCGAATGATATCTATATTCAACAGTCCGGTAACAACTTAGACTTAGACATAACACAAGATGGACAAAACAACGTTGCAGGTACAAGTCAAACAGGGATTACACTAACAGGTAATGCTATGACTTTTAACATAGACCAAGTAGGTAACTCTAACGTAGTATCCGCAATAATAAAAGGTGTAACTTATACAGGTAATATTGATCTTACTGGTAACAGTAACGATGTGGCATTACTTTGTAGTAGTGGATCAACAGGAAACTGTGACACTGTAAGTTTAAGTATAGACATAACTGGATCAAGTGCAGATATTAACGTAAGCATTGGTGAAGGTGCAGATGCAGAAAACTTCACTGGTACTATTGATGTAGCAAGTGCGGCAGATGAAACTATAACACTTACAGCAAACGGTAAAAGTGCAATAGCAGACATAGACGTTTCCAATTCGTCAGGTAGTGCAGGTAACGTAGCAACCTACACACAAACTGGTGATGGAGATATCAATGGGCACACACTAACACACAGTCATACAGGTGATGGTGGGTTAACTGTTATTTCACAGTCAGGTGTATATGATAATATCATTAACTTGACAACAAGTGGAGATAACGCGGCTATCAACATAACACAAAGCGACTAAGGATTATGTTGAAGTTAGGTATTATAGTATCACTCCTCTTCTTAGGATCGTTTCCAGCCTTCGCAAATTCGATTGGCGATGTTATCTTACAGGAAGGTAACGCTGTCATTGAAAGGCAGGCTGGAGAGATCGTAACGAGTGAACAAGATACCGATGTGTTTAGTATGGACACAGTACTAACACAGAAAGGAAGTACGGCTATACAGTTCTTAGATGAAACTCGTGTAGATGTAACTCCTCACTCCAAATTAGTTATAGACGAATTTGTTTACGATCCTAATTCTAAGACAGGTGCTTTGTCGTTGAAAGCATCTTTGGGAACCGTTAGATATGCAAGTGGACAAATAGCAAAGAATTCAAGACAAAATGTCTTAATAAAAACACCAACTGCTGTTATTGGTGTTAGAGGAACCGATTTTACCATGACTGTTGACGAGACCGGAAACACGATGGTAATCCTACTACCAAGTTGTACGACAAATGGGATCTGTGTAGTAGGAGAAATTTCAGTGGAGTCAGATGTGGGTATCGTAATACTCAATAAGGCCTTCCAAGTAACTTCTGTTAACACTCCCAAGAGTGCTCCGCTGAAACCCTTATTGTTGGATCCAACAAACTTAATCATTAACAACCTGCTAATCATACGCAAACCTGTGTATGATGATGAGCAAATGGAATATGAAAGAGTTAGAAAGTTGGGCGATTTCTTAGGTATTGATTTTTTATCTTTTGATGAACTCAATACAAACTACTTCGCAGAAAGTGAAAGAGATCTTTGGATGACTGACCTGGACATAGACTTCTTAGGTCATAACTTTCTTGCAGATATCTTAGATCAAATTAACCAGGCATTGGCAAGACTAATGCGTGGTGCAATGGATGAAAGAAATCAAGGTATTCAGTTTGGTAAGGATCCAGAAACAGGAATAGAATTATATAACCAAGCACCGGATTGGGTTATTAGACGTGATGATGGGTTAGGTAACTTCTTTGAACTAAGACTTGACCAACAGTATGGTTACAATGTAAACATGCAACAACAAGACTTTGAATATTATGATTACCAACTTGGAGATGGACAGAATGCAATCGACATTAAGCAAGTTCAGTAGTATATTATTATTTTTATTATTGTTTTGTACCTCTGTATTAGCAGACACGGCTCATATAAATTATGTGTCAAGTACAAGTGACCACTACACAAAATTAAAAAGTGAACTGGAAGATTTAGGTTACACAGTCACAGGTACGAATAGTGGTACTGTGACCCTATCAGATTTCAGTAGCAAAGATTTACATATCAATATTGCAGGTGATTCAAACTGTGGTAACACTTGTAAGACGGCATACGAAACTTACATTGGTAATGGTGGTAATGTTATAATTGCAGGTAGTGGTGTTTATAATAATAATAGAGCAGGTAATATTGAAGCATTAATAGAAAGTAAATTAAGTGTAGGTACAATTACAATACACCCATATAACGCAAACTATAGTTCTAATGCAAATGGTTCATATTCAGGTGACGCTTCATCAGGGTATTGGCTTACAAGAAACTTGTTCACTATGCAATCAGGTGGTACTGCCATAGCCTCCAACAGTCCAGGTGGTTCCACTTACAAGTCATGGGCAAAATATGACTATGGCAGTAATGGTGGCCAACTATTTGTTACCTTTGACCAATCACAATTTAAAAATTCTGTTAGTACCTGGATGACCAGATTTTATGCCTTTTTTCAACAGACATTGGAGAACGAAGGCATACTGTTAACAGCAACATATACATCAAGTATAAGCAATGCACAGACTACACAGATTACAACATCAAGAGCAGTAACACACAGTGGCAACGGCATATACATCAATCAAGTAGGTAACAGCAATTCACTTACTATTGTACAAGACGGCGATGATAACTTAATAGCAGGTGTTGGTAGTACAACAAACAGTTTAGTTGATGCAGATATTACAGGAAACAACAACACTACTACACTAAAACAAAAAGGTAACAACAATGTTATGTTGTTTGATATTACAGGAAACTCTAATACAACAACTGTTGATCAAGGTAGTACATCAGGTGCAGATGATAATAGAGTTGAGTTTGATATTAATGGCGACACTAATGTATTAAGCGTCACACAAAACCACAACAATGGTATAGGAACTAATGGACACTTCTTTGCATTAGATTTAGATGGT